CAAATGTTGCTGCAACTTGTTCTGTTGTTGTTATAACGGGAGTTTCTGTTACGGTGCCGTTATAATTTGTAATCGCTGTTTCGGATGTTGTTGCTGCTACTGATTCCGCTCTATCCGCATTAAAGTAAGTTCCAACAACTTCAGATGTACTGGTTGCCATCGTTTCTGTACGGGATACACCATACGCAGCGTCTTGGCTATTTGTAATTGCAAAAGTTTCAGAATTAGAAAAAGCAAATGTTGCATTTACAGTGTTTGTTTCAACAATATTAAATGTATCTGCAAAAGAAACTTTATAATCAGTAGTTGAAGTCTCAGAAGAAGTTATCACCATCGACTCCGCAACTTGTCCGACAAAGTCAATTCTAATTGATTCTGTTGTACTTATTGTTCCTATTGGTTCAGTTCTTGAAAAAGCAAATGTTGCAGCTACAGACTCAGATGTTAATGTGGCTAAACTGTCAGATACAGAAACCGGGAAATTTACAGTTGCATCTTCAACGCTTGCAATGGTAACGGTTTCGGTGACACTATCCGCAAACGGTGTGCCACCTCCCCATACGCCAGTGTTCCAACCGTTAATTCCCCAGCCGGTTGCCATTTTACGTCAATGTGCAAGTATAAGTAACTGCAATAGTGTCGCCGTTAACAACCGATTTGGAACTGGAAAAGTCACCAGCAGAGAATAAAGTACCAGTCGTATTATCAATTGTGGCGCTGCCGCCAATGTTGATAAAACATCCAGCTACCGTTCCGCTTGATGTAATAGAAAAGCTTGATGCCGCCGAAGTGGTTTTGCTTCCTGCTGATGCCGCGCTAAACGTAGGCGTTTTGCGATTACCAGAGTACGTTGGAGCGTTAGCAAGACCAACTTCGTTCCAAGAAGCATGCGATGATTGAGTATCGGCAACTACAGCGGTGCCTGTGCCTTTAAGGCCCATGACAATTGCGCCACCGGCAGAGTTACCAAGAATCGTGTCCAACGTCAGGTTTTTACCTACCGTGGTTACGAGGTTTTCAATGTTGTCTTCCCACTTGATATTGCCGGTTTGGTCATAGCAAACAGCGTGGTAGAAACCCTGAATGCTTAGTGCATCGTTGGGCTGAGTGTTGTAGCTGCTTGCAGCTTCAAACTTGTCAATTGCAGTAAATTTTTCCATTTTAAACCCTAATAATCGCAGAAGTATAAGTGTTGGCGGGCAAAGTTACGGTGAAGGTACTTGAGCAGGTTTTGTCTGACCCAAAGTTCAACACAGCAATTGACTTGTTGCTTTTGCTGGCATTATAAATCAATGCTCCCCTACAAGTAAAAGCCGAAGATGTCCAAGTCAAGTTATCAAAGCTGACGTAGGCAACACCGTTTAAAGTGTTTACGGTGACGTTTGTGCAGGTCTTACCTCCTGCTGTATACCCGGTCCCTACAACTTCGCCTACGGTCGTGTAAGCCGTTGTGTCGGCGGTAAGGTTTGCATCGCCCGTGTAGAGGGCAAGCTTAATTGTGTCGGTCGTCAAAGCCTGACCACCCGTCAAGATGTCAGATTTAAACGATGTGGTTGCCGTCTGAGTAATCATATGACTTTGTACTTAGGCGGCGTATCACGGAACGAATCGCCCTTCTCTTTGGCATCGCCCAGTTGTTTGAGCAGAACCATAGCGGCTTCGGCGCGTGACTTGTACAAAGCTACCAAGTCTTGCTCACCCTTCATGTAAGTGATTGCTTCCATGAGGCAGTAATTAAGCAGAGCGGTGTCAAAGTTATCACCAAGCCAAGTAGACCCTGCGGTAACGATTGATTCCGGGTAGAAATAATAGTGAAGCTCTAGGTCGTACTGAGCGTCTGGAGTTGGTCCAACAAGGAACGACAACTCCGCTGGCAAATCAGAACGCGGCCCAAACAAAGAGTAATAAAGAGGCATCCCGGTGTCTGTTGGACTTGGATACGCCTCTCTAATATAACTTACATCTTTGTTTAGCATGTAAGTGTATGCGCCAGTACCATCAATAACAGCAAATGAATACGTTGCCAAAAAATCAATTGGACAAGATATGTATTTGATATTTGTTGTTGTAATACCAGTTACGTTTTTACGAAGCGATGGCAGTTGTGCTGAGTTATAGATTAACTGTTCAGCTTGTTCAACAAACCGATTGAGAATAGAAGGCGTCGTTGAATAGTCAAAGCTATTCTCAGCGTAGTTCTGAATCGACGCAACTAACTCAGTATAAGTCACGCCATCGGTCCCCGAGCCATCGTACCTTTAGTGGCGCAGCCAGTACCACGAATTTTCATTCCGGTGGTCTTAGCTTCGGGATATGGCTTAGTCCTAAATGGACCAACGCTTAAGCACTCATCTTCTACCTTTGGGCGATTACCTTTGCCATAGCCGTTGTTGCTCAAATCCACACCGGATTTGCCTGACATCTGATGCGGGGGTGCGTATTTGGAAGCAGGTCCAACCTCTTTGCCGCCACGCTTCATGCTGTAGTCGCCCATTACCGCCCCCGCTGGTTGTTTGCGCGGGCCATGTTGCGCCCAACAGCTTTCATGGCTTGGCTGGTAACACCGCCTTTAGCCATTTTATGCATGCGCTTTTCGTGCCCTTGCACTTCCTTCTTTGCCTCTGTATCGGCAATTTTTTTAACATCTGTACGATTCATGATTCTTCCTAAATAGCTGTAATGGTAACTGTGCCTATCTGAACATTTAAGGTCAAGTCGTTTGGGGTAAGCCCGTCGTCAATCCCTTGAGAACCACCAACTGGATACCAACCCCACTGGAAAACCCTGCTGCCCTCTTCTGGATACCCGTTTTGCGTAACGCTTGTCCCGCTTGTGTTGCTAGTCATAATACCGCTGTTCCCAGACTGGTAATAGCTAACATCCGGTCTTGGCTCCCTTACTGCTTGCGGGTCATAAACCGGATACAAACCTAATGATAACTGAGGATGGTCAGGGTCCCAACAGGTAGGGCAAACTTTGATATTAAAAAGCTTTGTCTTTAAAACCTGTTTTTTTAACTCTGAAAGTTTGTATCGCTGACCGCATCGGTCGCATTCAGCAATTGCAAACTTGCCAGATGCGTATCTATTTGCCATCAGTAGAACATTTGTCGGGGAGCCAAGCGCAAGGAAGCCTTTTCACGGTCTTCGTCTGCTGCGAGTCTAAACTGCTCTTCATACTGCTCTTTGAGCATTGCGATTCTGTCTGCGCCTTCTGGTTGTTTGACGCAAATATGGTATGCCAACCCGGCAACAAGCGCAGGAATAAATCGAAACGGGATGTCAGCGGTTTTGGTTCCTGTTCCAGCATCTTGAATCCTCCGCATACGCCAGTAAACAAAGGTATAAGAACCCCCTGCGTTTGCCGTGGGCCAGATGTTAATTGTAGTGTTGTTGACTACTGTGATTGCCGCGCCCGCAGTATGCGCCGCAGCAGTCGTACCGTTTTGTCCACGATTACAAAGCTGGAGCGTATTTCCCAGAATGCTGGTGTAATAAATCTGTTCGCTGCCAATCTGAATGTATCCTGCGGCACCAAGAACGGAGCCATCGCTAACAGTAATGGATGTATCAGTTGCAGTAATTGTAGAAGAAAGAGTGATTCCTGCATCATAGCTAACGTTTGTCTGCCTGTTTACCCAAACTTGGATTGGTCTGCCCTGTGCTAGTTTGTTTGGAATGGATGCGTAAGTTGACTCTGAAATTCGCGTAATGTTAATGTCAGTTTGATTCTGAGTCGTTTGATTTTGCCTGATAACGTGGTCTAGCAAATCAATAGTGTCTGCGGGCAAAGGATAGGCAACTTGACCCTGAACCAAAGGTATTTCACCCTGCTCAATGGTCCACAGGTTTATACCCCTGTTGGCCCACTCGATGGTCATAATGTTTAAACTGCGGCGGGCTGTCCGAAGCTGGTAGCCCGTGCGAAGCTCCATCCCACAACGTTCATAGGCTTCTTCTGCCAGTTCATTGAATTGCAGATTAAACGTTGAGGTACCGGACGTACTCATCTAAACCTTGCTGTTTTCTTGGCAATCGTTTTGGGCTGCGCTACAAACTGCTTACCGGCCTTCTTGCCTTCCCGTTTGGCTTTGGTTGTCGCCGCATATTCTGCGGAGCTAAGACTATCAATCGCCGCACTAGGCAAATATCTTTCTCCCGTCTTGCTTGACGGTTTTCCAGATTTGGTGCGCCACTTCTGGTCACCCCAATCTTTAAGCGATTGTTGAGGACCTTTCATCTTGCGCCTGTTCGTGAGATATGCCGTCTATAAAGTCTGAATAACCGCAAATACAAATACCGTTTTTGTGTGCGGTACAGTCTTTTTCATGAGGGTCTTGCCTAGCAAAATTTACAGCACTTTCTCCCGCTTCTTCACGGGCTAAATCTTCTAACTCTTCGTATGTGCCACAAGTGCATGGCCCATCTTCATTCAAAGCACAATCTTTGGAATGACCTTTAATCACGATAACCTCCACCAGCCGCTTTGTACTTCTTAGCTACAAGCTGTGCTTTACGGGCAGACCATTGCCCAGCACCTGTACCTTGAGTCGCCGCAGCTTTGACTTGAGACACAATACGTTTACGAAGACTGGGCTTTGTATAGTTACCCGCTTCATTTACATGACCACCTTCCGCAAATGGAAGTCTAACGCCAATACCGCCAGAAGAAGGGGTTGCCTTCATCCCTTGTTTGTTTAAATCAAGATTACCTGAAAGATACGCGGTAACAACTGCATCTCGCACGGATTTTGGAGCGTCAGGCATCAACTGACTAATTTTCTTTTCAATGCTTAATGTACCGGATGCTCCTGCGTTACCTTTGTCATAGTTAACACTTCCAAGGTTAAACTTAACGTCGCCGCCTTCGTTGTACATAGCAACATCATTGGGGTTGTCTTTTCTTTTGACAACCCGTTTCCCCGGCATCTTAGATGGGTTGATTGCGCCCATCCCACGGCTTGCTCTCATATTAGCAAAGCTTTCCGCGAGTGCGACCACGTTGAGCAATTCCATCCCCGCGAGAGGCTTTAACCATGCCACCTTTAGCATAATTTTGCGACGAAGGAAATTCACCATTCTCAAGAATTTTCCTAGGTTGCCGTCCAACATCCATAGATATACTACGCGAAGGCGCAGCCATAGGTATATCACGCAGAGGTGGCTCTGGAGGTCTTACTGGCTCTGGAGGTGTTACTGGCTCTGGGGTTGGAGGTCTTACTGGCTCTGGAGGCATAATCGGCTCTGGAGGCATAATCGGCCGAGTTGTAATCTGCATTCCATGCCCGCGTTCCATAAATGGAACGCCGGTTTTAACTTTGCCTGATGGACTAGCCGGTGTGCGGCTAGGGTTCATCATTGCTTTTTTATCGCGCTCTCTTTGAGCAGCCAATGTGAGTTTCGACATTCCTACATTTGGGTTTACAGGGCCGCGTGGAGGATTCTCTTTCCTCATTTCTGGTGGCAATGGTGATGACATGATTAACACATCCCTCCACGGTTCATCTTGACTTGAAACGCTTTGGTTTTGCCGCGTTGAGCGCAACCATCAGCGGTTTTTACAAACCCACCAGAAGCCATCTTAACCACTTTGCCTTGAGTTTTGCCTTTCTTGGCAACTCCGTCGGCTTCGCGGGTAAAGCCACCTTCAGCCATTGGTTTGTTTTTTTGGGCAGCAATTCTGTCTAGCATGCCTTGGTTATAAGCACCCATTTTTTGTTTTGCAAGGTCTGACAAACCGGACCTATTTGGATTTAACAAAGGCACCCGCGGAGAAGCTTTCGGGGTTTGCATTGCGTTGTCCATAAAACCAGAGCCGCGTATAAGCTGACCAATATTACCACCAAGTGCCATTTTTTTTACTTTGCCACCTTTAGCCATATGGGTTTCTTCTTCTTTAATCTTTCGCTCACGCGAACGGCGTTCAGCAGGGGTTTCCATGTTGTACATGTCTTTAAGACCCTTGCCAATCTTGCCAAAGAAACCACTAACTGCTTCGCGGTTAGCGGCGCGTTCTTCTTCTGTAAGGTTTGCTGTTCCAAAACTACGTTTTGCTGCGGGCTTTCTGTTAAGGGCGCGACGCTCTTCCAGAGAAGAGTAAGACGTATCTGATGGCTCAACAGTCACGCTTTTGGTTTCTTTGTTTTCAGAAACTGTTACCGGCTTTTGACGTTTTACAGGAGGTTTTTTGCTTAAAGCAGAAAACCCGCTATCTTTATAAGGGGTTTGACCAAAACCTGATGCACCGCTTCCAGTTTTAGAACCACTTTGTGATTCATAACCAAAATCTGTTTCGCCTTGGTTTACATTACTTGTGTACTGAGGGCCTTTTGCAGTTTTGTCTCTTGAAGCAGCCATCATCGCGGCATCTGAACGCTCAACCTCATCTTCTGCTGCGCTGTTGC